TAGCGACTCTCCGTAACCACCCTGTCGCTCACTCTATGTAGTCAAGTCGGGGTCACGTTTAGTCACATTCGGGTGGTTACAGGGGGTGATGGGCGTGGGTGACGACGACGAGCCGCGGCGCCGACTGCGCAAGGGCACCGTCGCCAAGGCAACGGCGACCGAACTGAACGATCTTGGCATCGACCCGGCCGCGAACACGGCGGCGGCCGCCGCGATCCGGCTGGCCACCGAGCTGGACTCCGCGAAGGACGTCAAGAGCGCCGCGACCGCGGCCCGCGAACTGCGCCAGGCGATGGCCACGGTCCGCGGCATGGCCGCACCGCGGGAGAGAGGGGGAGCAGTTGACGAACTCGCTGCTCGTGCCGCCAAGCGCGCGGCCCGCCGTGCCGGTGGGTAAGCGGCTGGTCGGCTGCCAGAGCCCGCGGATCGTTTCCACGCCGCAGTACAAGCGGGTCTCCACCGGCCGGTGGGACGGGCTCGAGGACGAGGAGTACCTAGCCTTCCGCTCTCCCGCTGGACAGGAGTGCGTCGAGCTTGCCGAGACGTACGACCAGCACCTCGACCCGTGGCAGCAGGCCGCCCTGCACCACAGCCTCGCCGAGGACCACGAGGGCCGCTGGCGCAGCTTCGAGGCGACGCTCAACATCCCGAGGCAGAACGGCAAGGGCGGCTTCCTGGAGCCTCGTCAGATCGCCGAGGTGGTCCTCTTCGGCGGCAAGCTGATCATTCACACCGCGCACGAGTTCAAGACCGCGCAGGAGTCCTTCGCCCGGCTCGACGACATCCTCGGCTCGTACAGCGAGCTGTCGCGCCGTGTACGGCGCGTCAGCCGGTCGCACGGGGACGAGGCGTTCTACTTCCACAACGGGGCCCGGGTGCGCTTCCTGGCCCGCTCCGGGCGCTCGGGCCGAGGCTTCTCCGGTGACCTGGTCATCATGGACGAGTCCATGGCCCTGCGGGCCGCGCCGATGGGTGCCCTGCTGCCCGTCATGTCCGCCCGGCACAACCCGCAGCTCCTCTACACCGGATCCGCCGGCATCGGCGCCGAGAGCGAGCAGCTGGCGGCGCTGCGGGCGCGGGCGCTCGCCGAGACGGATGAGCCGGACCAGTCGCTCACGTACATCGAGCACTCCATCGATCAGCACGTCAAGGAATGCCCGCGCGGCGACGACGGGGCGCTGACCTGCACAGACCATGACGACCGGGAGGACCGGGCGTCGTGGGCCCGCGCGAACCCGACCTTGGGCATCCGCATTCGGGAGCAGGCGATCGAACGGGAGATGGCCACGTTGCGTGACGACCTGTTCGATCGCGAGCGGCTCGGTGTCGGCGACTACCCGGAGCTGGAGGTGGACACCTGGCAGGTGATCACCCGGGAGGCCTGGGACGCCGTTGCGGACACCAGCAGCGGCGCGCAGGATCCGGTGGCTTTCTGTATCGACGCCACACCGGAGCGGTCGTACGCCTCGATCGGCGTGGCCGGCGAGTGCGACGGCGGGGTGCACCTGGAGGTCGTCGACAACCGGCCGGGGATGGACTGGCTTGTCGACCGCGCGGTGGAGCTCAACGAGAAGTGGGGGCCGCGGTGCTGGGTCGTCGACACCGCCAGCCCGGCCGGATCGCTGATCAAGACGCTCGAGGACAAGGGCCTGACGGTGGTCTCCCCGAAGTCCAGGGAGGTCGCGCACGCCTGCGGGCAGCTGTACGACGCCGTGCAGGCCGCCGAGGTTCGGCACCTCGGTCAGGCCCCGCTGGCTACGGCGCTGGCGGGCGCGAAGAAGCGCGACCTCGGCGACGCATGGGCGTGGGCCAGGCGCAGCGAGGGCGTGGACATCAGCCCGCTGGTGGCCGTGACGCTCGCCAAGTGGGGGCTGACGGCCGAAGTCGAGGAGCCGGAGGAGGAGGTCGAGCCGTGGGCCGAGTACGGGTGACGCGCGCCGCCAGGGCGCGCCTAGGTGTTCTCTCCGGGGGCGGTCTGGTCGCGGCCGGGGTGTGGCAGGCGATCGACATGGCGGCCGGCCTGATGGCCGGCGGGGTGCTGCTGGTGGCGTACTGCCTGCTGCTGATGGACGTGGACGGGGGTAAGACGTGACGAGCCTGTGGGGCGCTGCACGCAAACGGGTGCGGGGCGGTGAGGCCCGGGACATCAGCACGATCGACGAGTACGCCCAGCTGCTGCAGGAGTCGCTGGGGTACTCGGGCTGGTCCCCGCTCGGGGTGACGATGACGCAGCCCGGGCACGCCGTGGAGAAGGCGCCCAATGATCTGCCGGGCTACGCGCGGGCGTTCGCGACGAACCCGGTGATCTGGGCGCTGATGACCGCGCGGATGGCGGTGTTCTCCGCGCCCCGGTTCCAGTGGCAGCGCCTCAACAAGGGCCGGCCGTCGGAGATGTTCGGAACCGATGACCTGCGGCTGCTCGAGCGGCCGTGGCTCGGCGGGACGACGCAGGACCTGTTGTCCCGGAAGATCCAGGACGCCGACATGGTCGGCAACTCGTACTGGACGAAGTTCACGGACGAGATGGTCCGGATGCGTCCGGACTGGGTGCAGATCGTCCTGGAGCGGCGGATGCACCCGCACGGTGGGGCGCTGGGCTGGCGCCGGTACGGCTACCTGTACCAGGAGCCCGGCGAGGACCCGGTGTTCCTGTGGCCGGAGGAGGTGGCGCACTTCGCGCCCGTGCCGGACCCGCTGGCCCCGTACCGGGGCATGTCGTGGATGACGCCGGTGCTGCGGGAGATGCAGAACGACAACCTGATGTCGCAGCACAAGCGCAGCTTCATGGAGAACGCGGCGACGCCGAACCTGGCGGTCCGCCTCTCACGCGAGGTGACGCCGGAGAACTTCGCCAAGTTCAAGGCCAAGATGGAGGGTTCCCACCGTGGGGTGGCGAACGCGTACAAGACGCTGTACCTGGGCGGCGGAGCCGACGTCACCGTGATCGGCAAGGACTTCCAGCAGCTCGACTTCAGCAACGTGCAGGGCGCCGGCGAGACGCGCATGGCCGCGGCCGCCGGCGTACCGCCGATCATCGTCGGCCTGTCCGAGGGCCTGAAGGCCGCCACCTACTCGAACTACGGGCAGGCCCGCAGGCGGTTCGCGGACGGCACGATCCACCCGCTGTGGCAGAACGCCGCCGGGTCGCTGGAGCACCTGGTCGCCCCGCCCGGCGGGATGGGACGAGGCGTGCGCCTCTGGTACGACGCCCGGGACGTGCCGTTCCTGCGCGAGGACGCCAAGGACGCCGCCGAGATCCAGGGCCTGCAGTCCCGTTCGCTCCGGCAGCTGCTCGACGCCGGGTTCACCCCGAAGTCCGCCGTCGCGCTCGTCTCGAGCGGCGACTGGAACCTGCTGGAGCACACCGGGCTGTTCTCCGTGCAGCTGCAGAAGCCCGGCCAGACCGGCGGCACACCGGCCGCTGCCACACCACCCGAGGACGAGGAGGGGACCTGATGCCCACTCAGCGTGCCGTCGCCCGCGAGCTCGAGCGGTCCGCGCCGTTCCAGCTGGTGCGGGCCGAGGGCGACGACGAGGAGGCCGACGGCCGGACGCTCACCGGCTACGCGGCCACGTTCGGCCAGGAGACCGAGATCAACTCCTGGGAAGGCACCTTCACGGAGACGATCCGCAAGGGCGCGTTCAAGAAGACCATCCGCGAGCAGCAGCCTGTGATGCAGTTCGACCACGGCCGGCACCCGCTGATCGGGTCCATCCCCATCGGCTCGATCAGCGACCTGCGCGAGGACGACCAGGGCCTGTTCGTCCAGGGCCGCATCACCGACAACTGGCTGATGCAGCCCATCCGGGACGCCATCGCCGAAGAGACCGTGAACGGCATGTCGTTCCGGTTCGAGGTCGTCCGCGAGGAGTGGCGCGACGTCAACGACAAGCTGGTCAAACCGGAGGAGGTCTACGAGCTCCTGTGGATGCCCGGGGACCGCGGCCCGCTGCGGCGCGAGCTCATCGAGCTCAAGTGCCGTGAGCTCGGCCCCGTCGTCTTCCCCGCCTACAGCGGCACCTCGGTGTCGGTGCGGGCCCGGGACATGGCCGACGGCCTGGTCCACTCCGACGAGATGACCCGCCGCATCCGGCACTCCCTCGCCAGAGACGCCGCCACCGCACCGGTCATCCCCGACGACCCCGAGCTGCGGCGCGAAGTCGCCGCCGCCGTGCTGTTCCCGAACAGCGCGGCCACCGAAAACCCGCAGCGCCCCGGCGCTGCCCGAGAGACCATGTCCCCACCGGCCCCCGAGGCCGGCAGGGACGACGGCGCGCCGCTCGCCACAGAGCACCCGCCTGCAGCACCGAGCACAGACGCGCCGCCCGCCGATGGGCACCCGTCGCCATCCCCGCGTACAGAGCGCATGCGCCCGCAGCTCGCCGAGATCGGCGCGCTGATGGACGGCGTCCTGGCGTCCATCGACACCCCGA